ATCCAACACCAGCGGTAACAGTAACCACCGCAGCAACGTTCATTCCAGAAATCTGGTCTGACGAAATCGTAGCCGCTTACAAGAAAAACCTTGTTTTGGCTAACATCGTAATGAAGATGAACTTCAAAGGTAAGAAGGGTGATGTAGTACACATTCCCGCACCTACCCGTGGTTCAGCTACAGCGAAAGCGGCATCTACTGCCGTTACTCTGATTGCCGACACTGAGACAGAAGTTCTGGTTAACATTAACCAGCACTTTGAGTATTCACGTTTCATTGAGGACATCGTTGAAGCACAAGCCCTGAACAGCTTGCGCCAGTTCTACACTGCTGACGCTGGCTATGCGCTTGCCAAGCAAGTAGACACTAGCTTGATCCAATTGGGTCGTGCATTCAATGGTGCTACTGTCGGTACTAACGACTATGCGACAAGCAATACATCCACCAAAGCCTTCGTTGGCGGTGATGGTACTACTGTTTATAACAGCACATCTTCCAATGCTTCCGCATTGACTGACGCTGCTATTCGTCGCACTATTCAGCGTTTGGATGACAACGACACTCCTATGGATGGTCGCTTCTTTATCATTCCTCCTTCAAGCCGCAATACGTTGATGGGTCTTTCCCGTTACACAGAACAGGCTTTTATTGGTAATGGTAATGCAATCCGTAATGGTGAAATCGGTCAACTGTATGGCATCCCCGTGTTCACAACAAGCAATGCTGATACTGCTGCTGGTAACTCCACAACAGATCGTATCTGCTTGATGGGTCACAAGGACTCTATGGTTTTGGTTGAGCAAATGGGCATCCGCTCACAAACTCAGTACAAACAAGACTACTTGGCTACCTTGTTCACATCTGACACACTTTATGGTGTGAAAGCAATGCGTACAGCCGCCACAACTGGTGCAGCTTTGTCTTCTAGCGCATTTGCGTTAGCAGTTCCAGCCTAATAGTTGCCTTTTCCCCTCGCCTTAATCGGTGGGGGGATTTTTTACATTAAGGAGATTTATTATGGCAGCAGCAACAGCAGTCGTTTCCCGCAGGGGCAATGACCAGTTCCGTGGTTTGTTTACAGACACTTGGGACGTTTCATGCACTCTTGATAGCGGATCAGTAGCTACTACTGCAACCGCTACAGATACAGTTACAGTTCCAGGCGTTGCTTTGGGCGACATGGTTATTGGTATGTCTGTTGGCGTTTCTGAGGCAGGTTTGGTTCGTAGAGCCTATGTTTCAGCCGCTAATACAGTTACTATCGTGACTTATAACCCTACAGCAGGTTCTGTAGACTTGGCATCAACTACATTGACCTTAATCATTGGTCGTGCAGTTTAATTAAAGGGGGCTAATACCCCCCTTTTTTTGGAGTTTTTATGGCTACTTTTCGTTGCTTAAAGTCGGGAACATTGGTTACTTTCATCTATCAGCATGATATTGATAGCATGAAAGGTCATGAAGGATACGTCCTTGTTGAGGAAACTCCAAAGAAAGACGAAGATAAACCTAAGGTTGGAAGACCAAAGAAAGAGGTTTCAAATGTCGGAAATTGATCCAAGAGAGTTCGGCAAATTGGAAGCTCAAGTTGAGGCTCTTCAAACAGAAGTTCACGCACTTCGCCAAGATATTAAAACGCTTTTAGAAATGGCAAACAAATCTAAAGGTGGCTTTTTCGTTGGAATGGCAATCGCCTCTGTTGTTGGCGGTATCATTTCTTTCATTGCAACCAAGCTAGTTCGATAAGGATTTATATGCCACAAGTCGGAAACAAGAAATTCCCATACACAGAAAAAGGCGAGAAAGAAGCCAAAGAGTATGGAAAAAAGAAGTCTATGCCTGTCACTGTGATGATTGCTATTGGTAAGCCTAAAGCAATGCCCACCCGTGGTGGTCGTACTGCTACCAATATGATGAAGAAATCCACAAGGGGTAAATAATGGCTATAGCTGCTCCAATTACACTTTTGAATGCCGTTGTCGCTACTGGCGCATCAACCGCAGTCCAAGTCGATGCTGGTCAACCTGCATTCTTACAAGTTTCAGGCATTACAAGTGCTACTGTTGCTTTGCAAGGAAGTTTGGACGGGGTAACATATTCAACTATTGGTACGGCCTTAACTGGTGATGGCATTATTACTATTGCTAACGCTCCTAAGTATTTAAGAGCCAATTGCACAGTTTATGTAACTGGCACAATCACAGCCAAGATCATGTACTGATATGAAAAAGACCAAAGCAGAAACAAAAATCTCTAAGGTCTACAAAGAGTTTAAGGCGGGAACGCTTCACTCTGGCAAAGGTGGCCCTGTGGTCAAGAAACCTAAACAAGCCATTGCTATTGCTTTATCCGAAGCAGGTATGTCAAGGAAGAAGAAATGAAACAAGGCCTCTACGCTAACATTAATGCCAAGCAAGAACGCATCAAAGCGGGTTCTAAGGAAAAGATGCGTAAGGTTGGTTCTAAAGGTGCTCCTACTGAGGCGGCATTTAAGGCTGCGGCTAAGACCGCAAAGAAGAAATGAAATCTCCTGTTTGGCAAACAAAAGAAGGACAAAACCCCAAAGGGGGCTTGAATGCCAAGGGAAGAGCATCGTATAATGCAGAAACTGGTGGCAAATTGAATGCCCCAAAAAAGTCGGGCGACAACCCTGCAAGGGCCTCCTTTTTAGCACGTATGGGCAATATGCCTGGCGCTGAGATGAAAGATGGAAAGCCTACCCGACTTTTACTTTCTCTTAGAGCTTGGGGCGCAACGTCCAAGGAAGACGCTAAAGCTAAGGCTAAAGCGATCTCTAAGAGGAATATGAAGTGAGACCAGTATCAGTCGGAATTAACCCAACAGCCGCAACGCTGACAACTGTTTATACAGTTCCTACGGGTTACTACGCCAAGTTTACTGTGATGTATATTCACAATACTGGCGGTTCAACTAAAAACATTACTGTTCAGTGGTATGACGCAAGCACTGCAACAACCTTAGATATTCTTACTTCATATCCCTTAACTTCTAAAGAATACCTTGAATTCAATGGTGTTGCTTACATCGTTTTAGAAGAAGGCGATAGGATTCAACTTACTACTGAAGCGGGTAGTTCCTTCAGTTTTATTGCCACATTTGAGGTTCAAGGAGCGCAACGAACATGACCTACTTAGAACTTGTTAACGATGTTCTCACCCGTTTGCGTGAGACTAATGTTTCTACAGTCTCAGAAACAACTTATTCCGCATTGATTGGCAAGTTTGTCAATGATGCTAAACGTCAAATTGAAGATTCCTATAACTGGAATGTCTTGGGACAAACAATTACAGTTACTACTACCAGTGGCACAAGCTCATACGCTTTGACGGGTGCGGGTCAGAAGTTTCGTATCAATGATGCTATTAACACCACAAGTGTTATTACCTTAGACAACATTGCTGTTGCGGATATGAACCGCAAACTCAACTTTGGTACGCCTTCACAGTCTATTCCTTCAGAGTTCTGCTTTAGTGGTGTAGATGGTAGTGGTGACACAAAGGTTGACCTGTTTCCCGTTCCTGATGGTGTCTATACACTGAAGTTTGATTTAACCATCCCACAGGCTAATCTGTCTGCTGATGGCACTTCAGTCAAGGTATTAGACTATTTGGTGACTCAAAGTGCCTATGCTCGTGGTTTGATTGAGCGTGGTGAGGATGGAGGTACTGCTTCTAATGAGGCTTACGCTTTGTTCCGTGGAATGCTATCTGACGCTATTGCATTGGAAAGCACTCGTTACCCTGAAGATAACTTTGTGGCGGTCTAATGGCAGCTCCTTTACAAAGTCAAAGCATTAGCGCACCAGGCTTTTATGGCCTGAACACGCAAGATTCGCCATTAGATTTGGCATCTGGCTTTGCTTTGGTCGCCAATAATTGTGTGATTGACCAATATGGTCGTGTTGGCTCTCGTAAGGGCTACACAAGGGTTAACCCATCATCGGGCAATCTAGGTGCTAATGACGTTACTGTCATCCATGAATTAGTCCAAACTGATGGCACTTTGACTGTTCTGTTCGCAGGGAATCTCAAGTTATTCAAACTTGGCACTTCTAACGCAGTGACTGAGTTGACCTATGGTGGTGGCGGTTCTGCTCCTACTTTCACAGCTAATAATTGGCATTGTGCTTCTCTGAATGGGATTACTTACTTCTTCCAATCTGGACACGATCCACTCATCTTTGACCCCGCAGTAAGTACAACTACTTATCGCAGAGTCTCTGAAAAGACAGGATATGTTGCTACTGTTCCGCAAGCCAATATCTGTATCTCAGCATTTGGTCGTTTGTGGGTGGCTAATACATCTACAGATAAAGTGACGATTACCTTCTCTGATCTGATTGCAGGTCATGTATGGGGTGGTGGTACTTCAGGAACATTGGATGTATCTCGTGTATGGCCTAATGGTGCTGATGAGATCATGGGCTTGGCGGCTCACAATGACTTCTTGTTCATTTTTGGTAAGCGACAGATTCTTGTTTACTCTGGTGCTACTACACCCGCTACGCTTCAATTGAGCGACACAGTAGGCTCTATTGGGTGTATTGCTCGTGATTCAATTCAGAGTATCGGCACAGACGTTATCTTCTTGTCAGACTCAGGTGTTCGCTCACTGATGAGGACTATTCAAGAGAAGTCTGCTCCTTTGAGAGACCTATCTAAGAATGTTCGTTCTGACTTGGTGTCTTCTTTGGCAGTAGAGACTTTGGCTAATCTGAAGTCTGTTTACTCAGAAAAGAATGCTTTTTATCTGTTGACTCTTCCAGTTACGTCACAGGTCTTTTGCTTTGACACAAAGATGCAATTGCAAGATGGTGCATCTAGGGTCACTAAGTGGGATTCAATTGCTCCTACGTCCCTCTATTCGCTTCGTAATGGTGATTTATACATTGGTAAGAGTGGATACATTGGTAAGTATGCAAGTTTCTTAGACCACACATCAACTTATCGGTTTTCTTACTTTACCAACCATGCAGATTTAGGTAACGAGAATCAGATTTCCATCTTGAAAAGAATCAAAACAATTGTGATTGGTGGCTCTGACCAGTTCGTCACGATTAAGTGGGGATTTGACTTTGCTGCCAACTATCTATCTGGCAATGCGTACATTCCTGAACAGAAGAACTATGAATATGGTCTTGCTGAATATGGCATTGCTGAGTATTCTGGCGGTGTGCTTATCAAGACACTAGATGTAAATGCTTCTGGTGCGGGAAAGATTGTTCAAACTGGTTACGAAACCACCATTAACGGCACGCAGTTGTCAATTCAGAAGATTGAGATTCAATCTAAGAACGGGAAAATATCATGAGTCAGTACACAAAGAGCACAAATTTCGCCACTAAAGACAACCTTAGTCCTGGTGATCCGTTAAAGATCGTCCGTGGTACTGAGATTGACACTGAGTTCAATAACATTGCTACTGCTATCTCTACGAAGACAGATAACTCTGCTGCCGCAATTACTGGTGGTTCGATTACTGGTATTACAGACTTAGCCATTGCTGATGGCGGTACAGGTGCTTCTACTGCGGCTGGTGCTCTGAATAACCTCTTGCCTAGCCAAACAAGCAATGCTAACAAGTACCTCCAAACTGATGGCACAAATGCTACTTGGGATGCGGTCACTCTCTCTACTGCTGACATTACAGGGACTTTAGCGGTAGCAAATGGTGGTACTGGTGTAACTAGTTCTACTGGCACAGGCTCGGTAGTGTTGTCAAACTCGCCAACATTGGTGACTCCCGCATTGGGAACTCCTGCTTCTGGTACTTTGACAAACGCCACAGGTCTGCCAATCTCTACAGGTGTGAGTGGTTTGGGTACGGGTGTAGCTACTTTCTTGGGTACACCATCCAGTGCTAACTTAGCTTCTGCTGTATCTGACGAAACAGGATCAGGTGCTTTGGTGTTCGCCAATAGCCCAACATTGGTCACTCCTGCCCTTGGCACTCCATCTGCCTTGGTAGGCACAAACATCACAGGCACTGCTTCTGGTCTGACTGCGGGTAACGTCACAACTAATGCTAACTTAACAGGTGCAGTTACTTCTGTTGGCAATGCAACATCTTTGGGTTCATTCAGTTCTGCTAACCTTTTGGGTGCTTTGACAGACGAGACTGGTAGTGGTTCAGCAGTCTTTGCTACCTCTCCTACCCTAGTAACTCCCATCCTTGGAACACCCACAAGCGGCACTTTGACTAATGCAACTGGTTTGCCAATTAGCACTGGTGTTTCTGGTTTGGGTACTGGCATTGCAACTGCTCTAGCGGTCAATACAGGGTCTGCGGGTGCACCAGTATTGTTCAATGGTGCATTGGGTACGCCCTCTAGCGGTACTGTAACTAACCTTACAGGTACAGCCTCTATCAATATCAATGGTACTGTGGGTGCTACTACAGCTACTACTGGTGCTTTTACCACAGCAACTACAAGCGCTAGATTAACAGTAAATGGTAATCTTGAGAATACTGCAATTTTTGGCAACAATTCATCAGATGTTGGAGTTAGCTTAGCAATTCTTGGTTCTAGCACATCTACTAATTGGGGAATATACAATAATTATTTTGTTGCGGGAAGACTTGATATTGTTCCGTCTACTACAGCAGGGGGGACAATTTTCTCAACTCCTATTGCTTCTTTTGCTTCTACTGGTTTGACAATAGCTGGTAGCACTACATCTAATTCTTTTATCCCATCTAGTGCTACTGTTCCTACTAATGGAATGTATTTGCCTTCTGCAAACAATGTTGCTTTTGCAATTAACTCGTCTGAAGGTATGCGCTTAACGTCAACGGGGTTGGCGATTGGGACAACTTCGCCTTTTGGAAAACTGTCCATCACAACTACAAATGGAAACCTTGGAATTACCAATGGAAATACAAGTGGCGGCACAAAGATTCAAGCATTTGGGACATCAACTAGCAGTGATGGCTATCTTGCTTTTGAAGGCAACTCAATAGAGTACGGAAGATTTAATACTTCTGGAAATTTTGTTGCTCGAAACATTGGTGTTGGCAGTACAACTCCAACCACATCAGGCACAGGCATCACATTCCCCGCAACTCAATCAGCATCATCAGACGCTAATACTTTGGACGACTATGAGGAGGGGACTTGGACACCTAGTTTGGGTGGAACTGCTACTTACACAACCCAAAGTGGACAATACACAAAAGTTGGTCGCCTAGTAAACATTAGGTGCAATCTTCAAGTTAATTTAATTGGAACTGGTAGCGCATTTCAGATTAGTGGCTTGCCTTTTACAAGTGCTACTAATAACGGAAACCCAACAGCAATGGTTGTTGTTGGCAATTTTCAATCATTAGCTCTTAGTGTTATTGAGATTTCAGCATTTGTTGGTGCTTCTGGTACTACTATGAATATGACTGGATTAACTGCTGCTGGTGCGTCAACAAGTACGGGTTTTAGTGTTTTTGGAAATTCAGCACGAGTTGACTTAACAGTTACTTACTTTACAGATTAACTAAATTAGATTATTTAGTCAGACACTTAACTTAAAGGAAAATTATGTCACTTACTAAAACCACAAATGTAGACCAAATTACAGTAGCCGAAAATGGCATTGTTATTTATCGTGAGGCTACAAAGATTCTTGAAAATGATATTGAGATTAGCAAGCAATACCATCGTTCAAGCCTCACACCCGCACAAGACCTGACAGGCGTTCCCGCTAATGTTGTTGCTATCTGCAATACAGTGTGGACTGCTGAAGTGATTGCGGCTTATCAAGCGGCTCAAGAAAGCACAACGCCATGACAAACTGGACTATCTCAACACTTGAGCGTGAAACCTCAAACGGATTTGTAACAACTGCACACTGGCAAGCCACAGCAGTAGATGGAGACTACACAGCCTCTATTTACTCAACTTGCTCATGGGCTGATGGCACACCAACGATTCCCTATGCAGACCTGACACAAGAAACAGTCCTTGGTTGGGTATGGGCTAATGGTGTTGACAAGCAAGCCACAGAAGATGCTCTGGCGGCTAATATTGCTTTGCAAAAGAACCCTGTTACTGCTACTGGCACACCTTGGGGTCAAGCATGAAATTAGAGTTAGACGTTAACGAAGTGCAATTCATTATGAATGTGCTTGGTCAATTACCAACAAGTTCCAACGCCTATGTGCTTTGGAAAAAAATAGAAGAACAAGCAATAGCGCAAGTTCCTAAAGAAGCGGAGTAAACATCATGGCCTTCACAAGTCAACAAATCGTAGATTATTTGCTTGCAAATCCAGGCATGACTGATGCCCAGATTGTTGCGGCTATGGAGACTTTCCAAATCTCTCCTGCTCAAATGGCAAGTGCTGTTGGCTTGGATGAAGGTGCGGTTGCGGCTCGTGTGGCGGCTAATGTTCCTCAAGGACAAACAGTAACTCTTGGCGACACCATTGTTCAGCCTGTTTACCAAGTAAGTGGTTCTGGAATGGATCAACAGGTTGGTGGACTTGAGAATGTTATTACTTACAAAGCTACTGATAACAGGGCAGGTGGAGCGTACACCCAATACACACCTACTGGTGAAGTAGAGCAAACTGGCACTCAACAAGAAGTTAAAAGTGGTCTAAAAGAGTTTGCAATAGGTGCGGGTTTACTCTTTGGTTTGCCAGCCATATTGAATGCAGGTGCAGTTGGCGCACCTGCAATAGGTAATGGTGCTTTCTTAGGTGAGGGCGTTGTTTCAGGCATTCCATCCTTTGATACCGCATTTTTAAATGCTGGTGGTACTTTTAACCCCGCCTTTGGTCTTCCTATTGGCAATGGTGCATTTTTAGGTGAAGGTGTACCAACTGGAATAGCCGCATCTGATACTGCCTTTCTAAATGCTGGCGGTACTTTTAACCCTGCTTTTACATTAGCCCCAGATGGATTATTAGGAACACCTTTGGTTACTACTCCTATTGTTAGTACTCCAGTAGGGGGTACTCCAACAGGCGGTACTCCAGTAGGAGGCACACCTGTGGGAGGAACTCCTGTAGGTGGAACGCCCGTAGGTGGTACGCCAGTTGTAGGTACACCTGTGGGAGGACTTCCTCCAATAGTTACTTCAGCGGCTACATCATTGATTCCAACAGCAGTCAATAAACTTTTGACTCCTACAAACATTGGCAATCTAGTTCAATCAGGGGCTACTACTGCTAGTGGTCTTCTCCAACAACAAACATCTCGTGAAGCGGCTCAAAAAGCGCAACAGATGATTGATGCTGAGACTGCTGCTGCTAAACAATCTGCGGCTTTCCGTCCTATTGGAATGACCACTCGTTTTGGCACTTCACAATTCCAAACTGATCCAGTAACAGGTCAACTCACTAGCGCAGGATACACTCTAAGCCCTGAAGCTAAGAATGCTCAAGACCGCTTCCTTACTTTAGCGGGTGCAGGTTTAACACAAGCAGAACAAGCCCAACAACAGTTTGCTCCTCTTCAAACAGGTGCTCAAAGGTTGTTTGGTCTTGGTAATCAATACTTGGCTCAATCTCCTGAAGCAGTTGCACAGAACTATCTCAATCAGCAGATGGTTTTGTTGCAACCAGGCAGAGAGTTAGAGTTAGCTAATCTGCAAAACAGACTGCAACAACAAGGTCGTGGTGGTTTAGCGGTTGCTCAAGGTGGTGCTTATGGTGCTACAACTCCTGAACTACAGGCTTTGTTTAATGCTAGAGCGCAACAAGAAGCTCAATTGGCGGCTAATGCTCAACAGTTTGGTCAACAACAAGTCCAGTTTGGTGCGGGATTGCTTGGTACAGGTGCTCAAACAATGGGTCAGTACTATGGTGGTCAACAAGCCGCTTATGCTCCTTACACGACTGCTTTTGGACAAGTTCAAGGTCTTGAGACTTTGGGACAACAACCTTTCCAAATGGGCGCACAACTTGGTAAGGAAGCATCAACTGCTGGAGCAAGAGTGGGTCAATTAGGTTTACAGGGTGCGGGTCAAAGCGTAGCATTGGCAACAGGTGCAGCCGCTACTACTAATCCATACTCTACTGCATTAGGTGGTGTTGCTTCTAACCCCGCATTTGGTCAACTATTGGGTGGATTGTTTAGCAATGTACCATCCACAACGGCTCTGAGCGCACCAGCAACATCATTTGGTACTGGTAGTTATTATGGCAATCAAGACCTTGGCTTATATTTGTAAGGAATCATCATGGCAGAAAATATTGTAGCGGGTCTGTTTGGAATGAACCCCGAAATGTATGGTGAGCAACAACGTAGAAGTGCTTTGCGTGAGGGTATTGAACTTGCTAAACTAGACCCTGCGGCTCGTGGTGCGGCAATGACCTATGCGGGTGCTAGAGGTCTTGGTGGTGCTATTGCGGGTGCTATGGGTATTGAAGACCCACAACTTCAGCGCATCACACAACGTCAGCAATTGCTTGGAATGATTGACCCAAGCAATCCGGACTCATATATTCAAGCTGCTCAAATGGCATTGCAAAGTGGTGATGCAGAAGCCGCCCTTGCTTTGCGTGAGCAAGGCACACAAGCCAGAATGCAAGCCATGAAGAATGAGGATTATTTGACTCAACGTGGTACACAGATGCAAGCACGTGGTCTTGATGCCATTGCTCAAAATTTAATTACTCAGTTGAAAAACCCAGATGGTAGCGTCAATGAAGAAGTGAAAAATAGACTGTTGTCATTCCCACAAGGACAGGCAGCAATCTCTCAGTTTGCTAAAGTTATTCCTGATCTCCGTAGAATCGGTGCAATGGGTGCTCCAGAGGAAAATCCATTTAAGGTGTTTATTGACGATGCAACCATTCCAAAGACTGTTCAAACTCTTGCAAAACAGTATTCAACTAGTCTTGAAAAAGGTATTCTTGATCCTGAAAAGGTTGATGTAAAAGCTAAAGAGTTGGCTGAGATGACTCAGCGAATTAGTCAGTTTGAACAAAACCAAGCGCAGATTAAAAACAATCAAGACACACTAGCTTCATTAAGGTCTCAAGGTCTTGAGAACTCTCGTCAAAGCCTTTTGATTCAGCAAGGCAATCAAGCATTGCAAGCGCAGAACATTGCGTTCCAACAAGATATGAAGAGAGCAGAAGCAGATCGTAAAGCAGAAACTGCTAGAACTAAGCCATTGCCAAGTTATCTTGCAAAAGATGAGGAAGCGGATTATGGAACTGCAACTGCCGCAACAAACTTAGCATCTGATGCTAATAACTTCATTAACAGAATCAAGTCTGGCGATATCAAGTTTGGTCTAAAAGATAAAGCCAGTATCAGAGCAAGGCAATTAGTTGGATCAAATGATCCTGATGTTCTTGCTAGAGAAGATTATGATAAGTTCTTGAAGGTATTGACTAATGAGAGTTTGCGCTTAAACAAAGGTACACAAACTGAAGGTGATGCTGTAAGGGCGGCAAAAGAACTGGAGAGTTCAGAGTCTCCTCAAGCGGCAGCGGCTGCAATGAGACGTTTGGTTGAAATCAATGTAAGACGTACTCAGAACGCTGCTGATGATGTATTGAGACGTAGAAAGAATGCCAATTTCCCTGAACCAGAACGTGCAATTGAAGTTCCTAAATTTGATGTTCAAATTATTGACAATGCTGACTATCAAAGGTTTTTAAAGAACCCCAAGTTCCCATCAGGAACAGTATTCATTGACCCCGAAGGACAAAGAAGGACAAAACCATAATGGCTGATTACAAAGATGCACCCATTGCTGAAGAACCACAGGCATTTAAATCAGTCCTTGGTTCACCTGTACCTTACTCAGGTCTAGCCGAGGCAGCTAGGTCTGTTGGTCAAGGCTTGACCTTTGGAACACTTGATGAAATTGAGGCAGCACTTAGAACTGGCTCGATTAGTGGGCCAGAGTATGAGCGTCAACGCAATCTTTTGCGTGAACAACAAAAACAATTCGGCATGGATGTGCCAATTGTTAAGCCTAGTTTAGAAATTGGTGGAAGTTTGATTGCTCCGCTAGGTATTGCCAAACAGGTGGCAAAACTTGCTCCTGCCACTAAAGACTTGATTACTGGCACAACTACACTAGGACAACTGCTTCGTGGTGCTGCAATCGGAACAACTACAGGTGCGGCTTCTAGTTATGGTTTTGCAGAAAAAGAAGCTGGCTCTGAGGCTGCGGTAGGTGGCATATTTGGTGGCATTCTAGGTGGTTCTGTGCCTATCGTTGTTAAGGGTGCAGGAACTCTAATCAAGAACGTCTTGAATTCTGCGGGTATTGGCGACCAGGAGGCTGCGGCATCAAAAATGTTGGCAAACTACCTCAAGAAAGACAATCTTTCTCCAACAGAAGCACAACAAGCATTAGATGAATTGCGTAGGATTGGTGTTCCTAATCCGGTTATTGCTGACTTAGGTAAAAGCCTGAACGACTTAGCCTATAGCGCATACACTGTCCAATCTGCCGCCAAGGGTACTACAAAGGAATTCCTTGAGAATCGTCTTATTGACCAACCTAATGACATAGTAAAGGGTTTGGTTGAAAAAGCGGGTTTGGCTAAAAACGTCAATGGTTTTGAGTATCTTGAGGCATTGACTGCAAATCAATCACGACTTGCTTCTCAAGCATATCCAGAAGCCTATAGCAAAGCCATCAATGCTGTGCCTTTTAGAAAGTTCATTGACAGAGATGTCTTTACTAAAGCCTATGGAGAGGCAGTTAAAAGAGCAGATGTTTATGGTCAAAAACTGCCAGACCTTGCTTCTATTCGCAATGCTCAATCAGTTCCTACTGATGTTTTGCATCAAATCAAAATGGGTCTTGACCGGATTGTTGATGCTGAAACAGACAACATAACAAAAAAGATATCCGGTTATGGAAGTGATGTCGTTAAAGTAAAGAACGAATTTAATGATCTCATTAAGTCACTCAATCCTGAATACAAGAAAGCCAATGCAGAATTTGCTGATGCAGAGCGCATCAAAAACGCTTTCAAGATGGGTGAAGACTATCAGAAACTAAACCCCGCAGAAGCCGCATCTAAGATCAAAAAACTGACCTCTGATGAGAAAGAGGCATTTCGTTTAGGTGTGATGGCTGATGTCAACGAGCGACTTGGAAACTTCAAAGGCGGTGATTTTACTAAGCAAATCTTTAAATCAGAGAATCAAAAACTGTTGTTAAGAAATGCTTTCCCAGATCAAGCCTCATACAATGAGTTTTCTCAATACGTCAAAGGCTTAAACCGCCAGGCTGAAACCAAGCAACGTGTTCTTGGTGGCTCTCGTACAGATGAAAACAAAGCGGTGCGTGAGGAGGCAAGCCTTTTGGGTTCACTTGCCCAAGCAAGTGCTTCTGGTGATCTTGTTAGTCTTTTACGTTCTGGAGCATCAGCTCTAACATCAAGAGCAAAAGGCATAAGTAGCGAAAGTTCAGAGGCTCTGCAAAAACGATTGTTTACTGTTGATCCTGTAGAGCAGACTGCAATCTTGCGAGAGTTAAACAAGAGAGCGCAAAGACCTAAAACTGGATTGCTAACTGGTGCTGCTGCCGTTGGAAGTGCCACCGGAATCATTGGCGACTAACATGAGAGACTATGCCGAAGCATTTGTTGCGGCAGTCTTTCTTGTTTGTTTTGTCATTTATTGTAGTTATATTGTTGTTTGGGCATTTCCGTGATCGCCTTTCTCTTGGCGGCAACCATAGAGTACCGATGTATTAAATGGACTTGGACTGGCGATGTTTACAATCGCAAAGTAGTCTGTCTCAAGTGGGAGAGAAAGAAGTGATTGATCCGATAACGGCTCTAGCTGGCATACAGTCAGCTATTTCGATGGTCAAGAAGGCAGCTAATGTTGCCAATGACCTAGGCTCACTTGCGCCCATGATTGGTAAGCTATTTGACGCTAAGTCTGTAGCTACCAAAGCCATGCTTCAGGCTAAACAGTCTGGCAAAGGCTCAAACATGGGGACTGCTCTCCAGATTGAGATGGCTTTAGAACAGGCTAGAGCGTTTGAAGAAGAACTCAAGATGCTCTTCATGCAGACAGGAAAGATTGACGTTTGGAACAAGATTAAAGCCCGTCAAGCAGAGATGGACTTGGCAGATGCTAAAGAGATTAGCGCATTAAAGAAAGCAGAGAAAGAAGCTAAACAGAAAGAGCAAGAACAACTAGAGATTGGTTTGGCAATCGGTGGAATCTGCTTTGTTCTGTTCCTAGTCTTTGTTGGTGTCAATGAGTTGATGACATTCTGTGAGACAACAAGAAGGTGTGGTCGGTGAATGAGTATCAAAAGACCTTTGACTTGTGCCTCAAGATATTCGTTTACGGGCTTGTTGCTTTGTATTTCTTGGGTTTTCTGAAGTTCTTACCTGATGATCTGTCTGACAGAATTGTCAATCTTCTACTTGGAAAGGTTGGTCTTGGTAAATGAAGTACTTACTTGTATTTGTAGCTTTTATGCTACATGGTTGTGATGAAAAATATCGCTATTTTTGCCAAAACCCAGACAATTTCCATGCTGAACAATGTCAGAAACCTAGATGCCAATTCACTCAGACTTGCCCTGAGTACTTGGTCGCCCCAATCTTGGAGAAAAAAATCAATGATGTCCAACCAGAAACAAAAGTTAACAACTGAAGAGCTGCATCATTTATTTGATGTTGATTTTGATGACGGGATTCTTTTGTGGAAACGCAGAAGTGAAGATATGTTTGCAACCAATAGGTCTGCATCAATTTGGAATATTAGATTTGCAGGTAAATCAGCACTAGAGTCTCCCCATCCAGATGGTTACCAACATGGTAGTATTTTTGGCAAGCTATATTTAAAACATCGAGTTTTGTTGGCAATGAAACTAGGTTACTGGCCTGAATATGTAGACCATATCAATGGCAATCGTGCCGACAATAGGTTGTGCAATTTAAGGTCAGTAACAAAATCAGAAAATGGCAGAAACTCAGCCAAACCAATAACAAACACTAGTGGGCATATTGGCGTAAGTTGGAACAAAAGAGATAAAAGATGGACTGCCTATATCACTCTTAACCAAAAAAGAAAGGCTCTTGGCAACTTTACATTGCTACAAGATGCAATTGAATGTCGGGAAAAAGGTGAACTTGCTTATCAATTTCATCCAAATCACGGGAGGTCTCCATGCAAGATGAGCGCCTAAGTACAGAGGCTTTCGAGGTAAGAATTTGGGGGTTTGTTGTGATTGCAGTCACACTTATCCTCATGTTTATTGTTGCTGCTTTGCTCTATTCTGTGACGTTCGTGACTCAGCCAATCAAGAGCATGGCCCCGATTGACCAAGCCTACACAAAGATGCTGAACGACATTGTTCTACTGATCGTTGGCGGTATCGGTGGTGTTATTGGCAAACGGGCTATGTCAAGTGCCGCCAGAGCGTTTAATCCCCCAACGCAACCAATGTGTCAACCAATGGGCTATGGAGGCTCTATGGGCGGTTTTAACTCGTCCTATGCCCCTCCGCAATCTGCGTATGGTTTGCCTAGTCAACCTTTTGGTGCTATGCCTGTTTGGAAGAACCCAGAGTTGGATGAATCATGGACACCTGGCCCTCCTCCCACTACTCCTCCTGACCACTTAGAAGATGACCATGAGCGTGAAGAATTGGCTCAAGCAAGAAAAGAGGCTGAATAATGTTCCCAATCCCCTTACCTTGGCTTATTGTGGGTGTTTTGGTATCTCTCTTTGGTACATACCGAGTAGGACACCACTATGGGTGGCTAGAGCGTGATGGCGACATGAAGATAGCTATTGCCAAAAAGAATGATGAAGCTCGTCTAATCGAGCAAAACATGACTGAAAAACTTTCTCAACAATCTGCCAAACTTCAGGAAGCCAATGATGCTATCAACAAAAAAACTACTGCTCTTGCTGTTGCCAATCGTGCTGGCAAGTTGCGGCTCAACACCGCAAGTTGTGTACAACCCGCCCAAAATTCCTCCTTTACCTCCTCAAATAGCGAAAAAACAAGAGGTGAATCTTCTGGACAGACTG